GATATGTCATTTAGTTTTTCTACGCCGTTTCTTCAACATGTTGTGTCACTTGAACTGAATCCAATGACGTGGACTGCACCGTTGGCTGGTGGATCAGGTACGCCTGTAGAATTTACTTCCCCCTATTCTTTGGCGGATTTAGAATGTCTACAATTTTGTATGGACCCGGGCGAGGCGGAAGGATTCTTTACCCATCCATTAGTTGAAACTCATAGATTAAAAGAATTAGGCGGAGAGTGGTTCTTTGAGGAATTATCGGCTATTTTATTGCCAATTCCATTTGTTCCACCATCACCGGATACTTGGGCACCGGGTAATTTCCCCGCCGCATGTGCTTTGCATGAGGGTCGTTTATGGTTAGGTGGTTCTCCACTTGATCCTGCTACGCTTTGGGCGTCAAGGTCTGGTGAATATACGGATTTTGGTAATGCTCTCCCAATGACAAAAGCTGACCCATTGCTATTTCCATTGTCGAATTCTGGCTCGATTCAATCACTCAGCAGCCGGAAAGAACTTGTAATACTTACTGATATTTCGGAAGTAATAGGCACATCGATTCAGGGTGTAATTTCCTTTGATGATTTTTCATTCCCGAAACAAACGGATTGGGGATCAAATTGTATACAGCCGGTTGCCGTTGGTCGTGATATGATTTACACATCAAATAGCCGGACAAGAGTACGGACATTCGCGGATGAAGGGGGGACGAATTTTGGCTGGGATGGGAATGAACTAAGCCTATTAGCAAAGGATATTTTTGGGACCCCAATACGTCGCATGATTTATCTTGATGAACCAGTGTATCAGGCGTGTTTTCTTTTGTCTGATGGCACAATGGGTATGGCCACATACTTTTACCCAGAGAATGTGATTGGTTGGTGGAGATTTGCAACTGCGTTTAATGGAAATCGCCTGTATGGCAATGTGACTAAGCCTGGATTGGGGAATCAAAGTAATAATAACAATCAGTCCAGTAATGCTATTATGGACATAACTAAAATTAACACATCACAGGGAGCAAAGCTCTGGATGATTGTTAATAGGGTAGGGTTTCCAGGCACATTACTACCTTTCCACGAGAGGATTGGATTTGACACTACCGCAGTACCAAAAATGGACTCGTTTGTAATTCGTATTGTTGATCCTGGCACATTAACAATACCCGATATTGATCATTTAACGGATCAGAGTATAAATGTGGTGGTTCGGGTAAAACCGTCAATAAGTGAACCGGATCAATGGACAGTGCATCCTAATATAACAGCAATTGCTGGGGTATCTAGTGTATTTGAGCCGTGGGCAGCAGGGTTTGAGGCTTATGTAGGGTTATTTTATGTCAATGAATTTCAATTATTGCCGGTTGAAGGAGTTAGCCACAGGGGATCAGCTCAATCGTCCAAACGTCGCTGGAATAAGGTTTTTGCACGTTTGAACAATTCAGCTCTACCTTTAATTGAGGGTATTCGAGCAAGGGATCGTACTCCAGCTACGCCTATGGGCGGCGGCGAACCTATTATTTCGGGCGATACCACTATGGTTGATTTAGGCTCTGGTGAAGGCGATATAACTATATTACAGGATGTACCGTTGCAGACAGAAATTACAGCGTTGTTTGGCAAGCTTATATCTGAGGAAGTATAATGGCCACTAGTCCGACACAAATTGCGAATCTTGCACTATCTTGGATAGGCCAGAATCAGATTAATGCGCTAGGTGATAATCAGAATGAAGCGATTGTCATGAATGCGAATTATAACCTATCCCGTGACAAGGTGTTGAATGACTATGCTTGGACCTTCGCAACGAGGCGGCAGATATTGTCCCCCGTTGTCCCAGCCCCCGCGTTTGGGTTTGATAATAAATTCTTGATCCCGAGCGATGTATTATATGTACATAGGGTATTAAGGCCACAAAGTGCTGGTGCTACCTTGTTCAGTCAAGTTAGGTCCAGAACCGGTGTAAATGCTGATTGGGTGAGGGAAGGTGAATTTATCCTTGCGAGGGAGGCGATAATACATTGTATTTTCATTATTCAAGTCACGAATGCCGACTTATTCAGTTCGTCGTTTATCCATGCGCTGGCCGCGAGACTTGCAGCGGATACATGTTTAACTTTCACTGAGAATAGAAGGTTAAAAGAAGATATGGAGGCCATGTACGTTACTAAGATCGCTGATGCGGCATTTGCTGATGGCAGACAGGGCAGAACGGAAAGAATCCAGAGTAACCTGCTTACAGGTACAAGGACGCGGTAATGGAATACGCAGCAATTGCACTTGGTTTTATGAAAGGCTTCGGAGGCATCTGGGGGGCCAATAAGCAAAAGGATGTTGATAAAGCATCAGTCGAATTGTCATACAAGGATAATCTTGAGAAGATTCGTAGGCGCGAATTTACGCAGGAGCAGACTAAAGGTGCAGCTAAGGCATTTAGTGAAGCTTCTGGTGTTTTGCACTCTGGTGGGTCCACTGCACAAGGTGTCCTGGACACGATGGCCGGAGAATTTAAAAAGGAAATCGATTGGATGACGAAATTTGCTAGTGAGGCCCGTAGAATTGGTCATAAATCTGCGAGTGTTCGTCACCAAGCTAATGTACTTGGTGCCATTACTGGTGGTGCTCAAACCGGAATGTCACTTTACGCTGCATACTCATGAAGATACCTGCTATAGTTCAACAACCCGTAGGTGAGTTCGCCTTAGGTAATATCCGTCAGCCTAATTATCAGGCTTTAGGTACGGCTATAGGTGAATTTGTAGCTACTGCAGGTGAAGTTGGACTGGAAATTTTGCACGATGCCGAGACTGAAAAGAGCGAAGCTACTGCTGGTTTCGCTAAAGATATATCGGAGCTTAGGGCCAAGTTAGAGGAGTCAAATTCAGTAGCCACGGAAGAGATACCCGATGAAATTGTGCACCCGATAGCACACACTATACTTGACATTAAAGGGGATCGGGTAGAGATTGGTCAGGCTCGGACATTTACCCATCAAGTGGCTGATCAATGGTGGGAAGTTAAGAGCGAGGAAATTCTCCAGTATTGGGCTGGTCAAATAACTAATAAAGATGATCGGACAGAGTTCCTTGAGGCAGCGGGAACACGGTATATTGCTCCTGGAACCCTCGCCATCGGTAAAGCGACGCTCATAAGACGCCGAGCGTATGGCCAAGCTGTGGCTGAAAATACGATCAGGGATATTGCATCAGCGACTGGTCCAAAGGCAGCGAGAGAAGAGCAAGCTTTAGCGGTAATTGACAAGCAAGCGGAACTTGGTGCTGACCCGCAGTGGGTTAATTTGCAGAAGAAGGCATTAGGACCGTTGATGGATCAGCTTGAGATACAGAACCAGATTGCTGGTGCATCTACCGTTGACCAGATTGACCAAATTGAGGAGAACATGTGGCTAAGTGAAACTCGTATGTCTCCAGAACAGATACGCACTATGAGTTCTCAAATGGACATAAGGCGTAGGGAATTTTTGACCGAGAAGAGATTACGTCAGGAAGAGAATGCTGATCAAGCGTTTAAGGAGTACGTTGTTGATCATACGCTTACTGCAGAAGATGTGGGTAATAGGGTTGGTAATGATGAAATGACGTCTGCAGCCGGGTGGCGTTTCCTTAATTCTATGTCAAAGGGTGATGTAGCTAGGGTATCTGACCCACGGGTGCTCAGTAATTACCGAAGGGAAATAGTTAAGCTGAAGTTTACAGGCAATCAAGCCAGAGTAAGTGACAAGGCTGATATACTGGAACTCATAATATCACGAGCAGCCATGGGTGAAAATGCCACTGGGGTGCCAACCGGATTTCCGGCACCAATTACTGGTACCGATGCCCATACATTGATAAAGGAATTAAGGGCAGAGAAGGACAAGATTCTGGAGAGTGATGAATATGGTAATGCCCTCGCGATGGTCTACAAGTTCTCTAATATTGCGGTTGATCTTGAGGGTCAAATAACCATCGCTCTTGGTGGTAATCAGCATCAAGTGGACGCGGCTCTGGCTTTTAAAGAGGGGCTTGACAATTACATGGATCAGTTTGGTTTTGACGCCAAGCCGATCGAGTATTTCCATGCGAATAAGGACGCTTTTAATCCCAATAATTTCGCAAACGGTGTAAATGCCAGGTTCTTTGAGGAAGTTGGTCAGGTTGAATTGTTTATGACCATTGATCAAGGGCTAAACCAATATGATTTCAGTCGTTCCCAACAGGATAATTTTATACTGTGGATGGATAGCCCGGCTGGGGCTTCTATGGACACGGCTGAATTTGACAGAATTAAGACGTTATTTGGTCAATTTTACGAGGGTCAGGGTTTGGCCCCAGAGGGCGGAAGATTAGCACTTGAACCCGATGATCCCCTATACAGACAATTTGAAGCGGTGCCTGTAAATGAGTAGCACAGAATTTGATGTAATGCAACGGGCCGAAGAGATTCGGAACCAAAGACTCGAAGCGTTGGGTCTTGCAGATCAATATAATATGTGGCGTGAATCTCTGCCAAATGCACGGAATATATCCAATGCAGAGGCTTATAGCTTATTCCTAGAGGCCCAGGACCTTGAACAGGCCGCTGTTGATGGGCGTGTCTCCGTGTCCACGGGAGGGACGGACGACGCACCCGCCATGCCGGTACCGGTGCCGGGTCCCGATGGCGAGGACACCGGTACCGATGCGGCGGGAGACGTATCGGAAGGACCTATCGACGGGACCCCGATGCGGGAGACAGACGTAGACCCTGAGACCGGGCAAGTAACCTTATCTGATTTGATAACCGGGGACACCAAAAATAACGAATTAAAAATAGTAGAAGGTATGTGGACTCCGCCCCCAGAAGCTGAGGCATTGAATTATGAAGAACCATCAACGGACGAAATGGTTGCTTCCGATGAATGGCTTGAGGAGGCTAAAAGATTCTATGAGTTTATGGGTTCTCCAGACCTCCCAATGGGACTTTCACAAGAAGCGGGTGAAGTAGCTAGGGCACAGTTTAAAACAGAAATGCCCCGTACAACTGATAAGGACATAGTTGAGTGGGCTAGACGTGAAATGTCCTCATTCAATTGGAATGTGATGGTGACTTTGAGCTATGCCCATA